GAAATTAAATTAAATATTAACATAATCGACATCAGTTTCAGAGTCAATTAGTTACACGACATTTTCTCGACATAACCTTAACATTTATGACACAACAGGTAACCATATTCCAAAACATCAAAGAAACATCTACTCCTTTTCACAGGGATGTGCGTGTAATCCTTGAGCGTATCAAGGATGGGGCGACTAAAGACCTTGTGAAGAAGATAAGAGCAGAGAAGCGCAAGGCGGAGCGCAATGAGCTGAAGAAGCAACTGCCCGCAGTGTGCTTCAGCGGTACCTTCAACAAGCGCGCAGACACAGCCCTGATTGAACACAGCGGTCTTATCTGCCTTGACTTCGATGGGTATGATAAGCAGAAACTATTACTCAACGACAAAGAGACTCTCAGTAAGAATAAATACGTATACTCGGTGTTTATTTCTCCATCCGGCAACGGGCTGAAGGTGCTCGTGAAGATTCCTGCCGATGCAGAGAACCATCAGAATTACTTTAACAGCTTAGAAAAGTACTTTAATTCGCCTTATTTCGATAAAACGAGTAAGAACCTTAGTCGGGTTTGTTATGAGTCCTATGACCCTCTAATCCACGTTAACGAGAATAGCAGTATTTGGGACACGATTGAGGAGCCTGAGTACACGGAGGTCAACAAGACAAGAGACCAACCCACTATCCCGATCACGGATGAGAACAAGATCGTGGAAATACTTGTCAAGTGGTGGCATAAGAAGTATCCGATGACCGAAGGGCAGCGCAATCAGAACTGCTTTATTCTTGCGATGGCGTTCAATGACTTCGGCATCAACAAGAGTTTGGCGGGGTACGTATTGAATCAGTACGCAACGGCTGACTTCCCGCTCAAGGAGATTCAAAGGACTATTGACTCAGCCTATCAGAACACAGCGAACTTCGGAACTAAGTACTACGAGGATGAGGAGAGACTAAACCAAATCAAAGCAAAACTAAGACGCGGTGTCTCAAAAAAAGAGGTACGCCTCCAACTACAGGACTCCAATTTGGATGGCGACACGATCGAAGCGGTGCTTGCAAAGGTCGAGGAGGAGAACGCCAAGCAGACCTTTTGGACAAAGAACGACAAGGGAGTCATCAAGATAGTGCATATCCTATTTAAGCAGTTCCTCGAGGACTCAGGGTTCTACAAGTACTGCCCCGAGGGTGGGAAGAACTATGTGTTCGTCAAAGTAACCAATAACCTAATCGACCACACTTCAGAGAAGGAGATAAAGGACTTCGTGCTGAACCATCTGCTTGAGCTTGACGACATAATGGTGTATAACTATTTTGCTGACAACACACGATTCTTTAAAGAAGAGTTCCTGTCAATGCTATCAACTATTGACATCTACTTTATTGAGGATACCAAGGATGCGGCATACCTATACTACAAGAACTGTGCGGTCAAGATAACAAGCGAAGGCATCACTTCCATCGACTACCTTGACTTAGGCGGGTACGTATGGAAAGACCACGTTATTGATCGAAACTTCACGATGTGTAAGGTTACACAGCACTGCAACTACCGGCAGTTCATCCGTAATATCTGCGGGGATGATGACAGCAGGGTTGCATCAATGGAGAGTACGATTGGATTCTTACTGCACGGGTACAAGAACCTGAGCTTCTGCCCTGCGGTTATCCTTAATGACGAAGTTATCAGCGACAATCCCGAGGGTGGAACAGGTAAGGGTCTGTTTATGAACGCCCTTAGCAATATGAAAAAGCTTGTGGTAATCGATGGTAAGAGCTTCACCTTTGAGCGCAGCTTCGCCTATCAGTTGGTGAGTGCAGACACGCAGATTCTATGCTTTGATGATGTGAAAAAACACTTTGACTTCGAGAGGTTATTTTCGGTGGTCACCGAGGGATTAACCCTCGAGAAGAAGAATAAGGATGCCATCAAGATACCATTCAGCAAGAGTCCTAAGATTGCGATCACTACCAACTATGCCATCAAAGGATCGGGTAATTCATTTGCCCGGAGGAAGTGGGAGCTTGAGTTGCATCAGTATTATTCCAAGGCGTACACGCCTTTGGATGAGTTTGGTAAGCTGATGTTTGGGGATTGGAACGATGATGATTGGTGTGAGTTTGACAACTATATGATTGGGTGTCTAAAGAGTTACCTTGACACAGGACTTGTGAAGAGTAAGTTTGTCAACCTAAAGATTCGTCAGCTATCTGCAGAGACATCCCACGACTTCATTGAATGGTGCGGTCTTGTCGATGGGCAGCAGCGTAACACTGCGCTTGAGACAGGGGTTAGACTCTACAAGAATGATCTATATCACGACTTCATCAACGAGTATCCTGACTACGGACCGAAGGCTAAGATGACCATCAGCAGAACCAAGTTCTACAAGTGGCTCGTCTCTTATGCTTTGTACAAGGAGGGCGTTACTCCTGAGGAAGGTAGAGACCTGAACGGTAGATGGATTGTGATCAACAAAAAAAAGGAGGGAACAAATGAATGAGATAGTTGAGCGCACCCCTGGGACATCTGACTATGGTATGTATAAGTTTTGTGAAACACTTTGTAAGGTGATGAGTCAGACTAAGGAAGTAAAGATTGGAAGAGGGAAGACTATCGAGATTCGCCACGAGTATAAATACAAAGACGCTCCTGAGGTACTGCCACGGCTTGAGCGCAGCCGTGACTATTACAAGGAGCTTCACGAAAAAGGAGGTAGCCAAGTGGAGTTCAGACAATATCAGAAAGACATTACGACTTCAGGGTGTACCATCCTGAAGCAATATGGCTTCTTATACCTTGCAATGGAGGTGAGAACAGGTAAGACACTAACGAGTCTCGGAATTGCAAGTGAGATGAAGGTTAAGCACGTGCTGTTTATCACGAAGAAAAAGGCAATGGGTAGCATCGAGCAGGACTACGCTATGCTCAACCCGTCCTACAAGATGACCATCATCAACTACGAAAGCCTTCATCACGTAATGGATGACGAGATGTGGGACTTGATTATACTTGATGAGGCGCATAGTTTGGGGGCGTTCGCTAAGCCAAGCGAGCGGGCAATAATGGTAAGAGACTTGATCGAGAAGTGTAGACCAATGGTGATACTGCTGAGCGGTACGCCAACACCGGAGAGTTACTCTCAGATGTATCATCAGGTCTACGGGATACCCAATAACCCGTTTCATAGGCACAAAAACTTCTACCGTTTTGCTGAGGAGTATGTTAAGGTGACTAAAAAGAAAATCAACGGACTCTATGTGAATGACTACAGCGGTGGTAGGGAGTCAATCCTTGAAGCGATGAAGCCCTATATGATTAACTACTCACAGGAAGAAGCAGGGTTTGTGACGCAGGTAACCGAGGAGATTCTTGACGTAGAGATGAAGGAGAGTACTAAAGCTATCATCAAAAAGTTACAGAAGGAGTTAGTTGTGGAGGGTAAAAACGAGGTCATCCTTGCCGACACACCGGCTAAGCTTATGATGAAGGTGCATCAGCTATGTAGTGGGACCATCAAGTTTGAAAGTGGCAATAGTATGGTGCTTGATACCACTAAGGCTGAGTTCATTAAAGAGTACTTTGCCGGTTGTAAGATTGGGATTTTTTATAAATTTAAGGAGGAGCTGAGCGCACTGAAGCAAGTGTTTGGAGATGCGTTGTGTACTGACCTTAGTGTCTTTGAAGACACTGATAAAAACATTGCACTACAAATTGTAAGTGGACGTGAAGGCATCAGTTTAAAAAAGGCTGACTACTTAGTGTACTACAATATTGACTTCAGTGCTACAAGCTATTGGCAGAGTAAGGATAGGATGACAACCAAGGAGCGTGCGTTCAATCACGTGTATTGGGTGTTTAGTAAAGGCGGCATTGAGCACGATATCTATAAAGCAGTAACTAAGAAGAAAGACTATACCGTAAACCATTTTAAAAAAGACTTCTATTTATGATACCAAAAGAAGAAGCGAAGGAGCTCAGAGACTCCTTCCTCAAATTAGAGATTGTACTCTTTGATCACGATGGCGATGCGTTCACCTTCCCTTGTGGGAGGATAACAGAAGAGTCTGCAAAGGCTTGCGCTCTACTCACCGTCAACAAAATATTAGAGATACGAAACACCATTGACAGCCTACCAGAGTCGGAGACCAAGATGAAGATGATGATGTATGTAAAGTATTACGAGCAAGTAAAAAAGCAACTGAGTGACGGAGCAGCAGATACAGAGTAAGCTCATCAAAGAGCTTGAGAAGAAGGGGTACTACGTAATCAAACTTGTTAAGACCAACAAGAATGGTATCCCCGACCTTATCGCCATTCCCAAAAACTCAGATGCTGAATTTATTGAAGTAAAAAAACCCGATGGTAAACTATCTAAACTACAAGAGTACCGAATCAAAGAACTTAAACAGTATGGAATTAAAGCAACCGTATACTACGGAAAAGACGAATGACTATGAGCACGTAAAGCGTGTGGTGGAAATGGTGATGGGGGTGAATGTTATCACCAAGAACCGCAAGCGTCACGAAGTAGAAGCACGTATGGTATACTCTTCTATGCTCAGAGATATGGGGTATTCATTAACCCAAATCGGTGGCGTGTTAAAGAAAGATCATACCACTGTTATACACTATCTAAGAAAGCTCAAGGAGCTAACTGATATTGACAAATCTTTGCTTAAGAAATATTTAAAGTGTAAAGAGTTGTTGATGTTAGACGAAGAGCCTGTAAATTTAAATCAAGAAATCGATCAACTTAAAAAGCAGATAGAAATTCTTAAGATGGAAAACTATATCTTATCTGAAGAAAGGCAAGAACTTGCAAAACAGCTATCTACTGATGAGAACCGCTTGCTTAAAGTATTCAAGCTAATTGAAGAGAATACCAAGCCGGGATATGAGCTTGTTGTTGAACGCAAAATAAGGAAGATGTTTGATGACTGAGCAGGAAAACGATAGAGCCCAACGCATAGCCTTTATGACAGAAGGCTTTCATTTGAGTGCGACCACCATCTATGAGAAGTTGGTGGACAGGGAATATGACTCCGCTACCCAAGACATTAAATCACTTATGAGAGACCTGCGTGCAACATTAAAACTTATTGAAGATGACGATTTTTGAAACCGAACAAGACTTAATCAGAGAGAAGAAAGCCATCACCACATTTGTAAATGTGTTTGGTGGTTCATTTCAAAAGCTCGGACAGCAAGACATTGACTACAAAGTCTTTGACAAAGAGAAGAAACTCATCGCTTATGCTGAAGTAAAGGGTAGGATACGTGCCATTAGGGATGCGTATCCGCTCCCTGTAGCACTCAGTAAGCTGAGTAAGCTAATTGAAAAGCGCCTGAACCCCGTGCTTATATGGGCGTGTGATGACGGCATCATCTACGGGAAAGTGTTCTCCCTTATCGGTGAGGTAAAGTTAGGTGGTCGCCCTCCAAGAGATGGCGGTAACACCGATGTTGAGATGATGGTGTACTTTGAAAAGCAAAAAGCACTTAAATATGTTCGCTATCAGTAGGCTTATCACCTTTGATAGACTTGAACACATTGGCTACCGACTCAATGGTAGTAAGACCAAGAGACACGGCAACAAGCGTAGCTACGCTGTATACCAATGAATCAGCAGGGGCTACGTGCGTTGCACTGTGAGAGTTATCCCACATTGTCCAATACAGGAACCCTGCACCGATAATACCTACGAGTCTTTTGCTTGAGTTATTACTCTCTGAGGAAAAGAATCCTCCTATCCAATTAAAAAACTTTTTCATTATTTATACATTTGATCTTTTATCTCACGTTTAATTCTTTCTTTTTCTTTTCTCATCTCCTTCTTTATTTGCTCTGCGTCATAGAGCGTACCACCCGGCTCGTACAGATTCTTGTACATATCAGGGAAGTAGCGCTTCATATCCTCCTTGCCAATCTTATTCATTGGCTTTTTATTTTCTGCATTGTCAAGCTCTTTGTATATCTCAGCGTTGACAACCTTACGTATGTCTTTGTATAGAGGTACTAAGCCGAGGTTCCCGAGCACTTCAAGAGGCAGGCGGATTTGCATTTCTTTTTCTACACGCTGACGAGCAGCAGCCTCTTTCTTCGGTGGTTCAGTAAACTTCCTGAAAGCAAACTCAGAAGTCTTGACAGCAGGACCGAATGGTCCCATCATATTCATTATCATATCTTGGTAGGCAGCCTGCTTTCCTTTTCTTTCAGGAGGTAGAACCGTATACTGAATAGCATCCTTGTATGGATCATAATCACCCTTGCGCAAGAAATCAAGATACTTTTCGTTGGCGTACTCTACTCCTTGGTTAATTACTCCTTTGGTGGCGTTACCGAAGTCACGACCAAAGAACAAAGAGGTAGCAGAAGAAGCTATCGCCTGTCCTGCCTTTTGAATGAAGTCCTTCTCTTCTTCTTCCTCTTTGTCTTCAACAAAGAGATTGATTAGCGCTTCACTGAGCATCGCTGTAGTTAAGGTATAGAGGGTCATCCTTGTAGACACTGCAGCGAGTAGCGCAGCCCCTTGCTTCTTTGATATTGAACCATTGCCCATCGCAGCCATCACGCCTGTGCGAGCGGTCATATATTCATATATCAAGAAGTTAGTCATAAAGTTATTGAACGTATTGAACGTCTTAACAAGTGCGTTTTGGTCCTTCTTCGGAGTGCCTTTTAGTACTCCCATAAAGGCATTGTCAGTAGCACCGGTAAGTACAGTCTTTTGGTCTGCTATGTTGCGAGCTTCATCAAGGGCTTCCTTGTTCTTTGCCATATATAGCTCATCGTTAGCAGCTACCTTGTCGAAGTCAATATCCTTACCTGCGATACGCTTGAACTCATTAGCAAATGTTCCAAACCACATCGGTCTCATCACCATCTTATCAGGTGTTGAGATGAGCGCATCTGCCATTACTTCTACTGCGTTCTTATACTTCTTAAGTGAGAGATTGTAGATCTGTTGAATCTTATTTGCTACATCATTAGTTGCTCTACCACCTTTAATACCACTTGCTTGCTCAAGTATTGAAGTGTCAACAAGTCTTCCACTCAGCGTGTCGTGCGGGAATAAGCGGTTCGTCTGCTTACTCTTTACGTTATTCATTATAGTGGAAGCATCAGCCGACAATACAATATCTCTATTCTTAATACCTGTAGCAAAATCCTTTGGAGCGGCAATAGCGGCAAAGGCTACGTTTGAGGATAGCTCCGATATAAACCTTGGTATACTTGCAAGTACTGCACGGTATCCCTGCTTAGAAGCCACTTCAATTACCCTGTCAAAGAATGACGATGAGGTAAAGTTATTGACGAGCACATCTTCTACTGCTTCTTCAAAAGCTCTGTCAATGGCATTGAATATATCACGCTCTTGCTCGTTCATTCCACGCTCTTCCATCAGTTTCCTTGTCTCGTTGAGCGTCTTACGAGAAGTACGTATGGGCTCAGTCAGATAGTAATCCATCAGGGTGAACTTGGCACCACGGCTTGCCGAAGCAAACACATCAAAGTTCAGTGGTGACACATCTCCGGTACGAGCAATCAAGGACTTCGCCTTAGTGGATGGACGCATTGAATTATTATAGGAATCAATGAACGCCACGCCCTGAGTGTTTTCATCAGGCTTGTACTCGTGTAGTACGTTTAAGTGCACATAGTTATTGAGAGGGTGAATTTTATCACCTCTTACCACAGCAGCAGTGTAGATGGCTTTGTCGCGCATCTCATTGTTAATCTCCTGAATGGTCTTGATGGCGCTTTTCTCTGCTTTGTTAAAGGACTTATAGAGCTTGTCGTTATCTATTGTACCATTTTCGCCGTAATCCTCAAGAATCTTTTCAAGCATCTTAGCATCGCGAACACCAAATCTTGACTTCCCGTTTTTAATATGGGTAATAGTCTTTTTTAAGAACTCGTGAGCAGGGTTGACCTGATCGTTATCAGGATTGGAGTCGTATTCAAGCTGAAGCATAAAGGTCATCATCTTGAATTTAGACATTGTTATATCATTACCATTGTATTTGTATGACTTAGACACTGCTTCTTCCGCCTGATCTAACTTATTGTTGAGCTCAGTGACTGAACGCTTGAACATTGCCTGCGCTTCGGCAGGCTTCTCAAATACTGAGTTAAATATAGTTTTGGTTTTGAAGTCGCCAAAGGCTGCGTCAATGTAATACTGCGGTTCTCTTCTGATGAGCTCTGATATCTTGTCCTTGCCGGTAAAGATTGACTTAACCTTTGCGTATACCAAAGACATCTTTGGAATCTTTATCGTGCTGATAGCCTTATCAAGAGGCTTTGATTCATTGATGGCATTTAAACGCTCTACCATTAGCTCGGCAAAGTGCGGGAAGTAGCCATTGTTTATATTGTCAATAACACGCAGCAAGTTTTTAAGCTGTGTATTGTCAAGCCCTTCTACTGCATCTGTTCTAATAAGCTTTGCAAGCTCACGAGCTTTATCCCTCTCATCCTTCATTGATAGACCATCGCTGTCTACCTCAGTATCTGCAACCTCTTCAATCAGCATTTCTTTTTCCGCAGCAATCTCCTCCTCGGTTGGCTTCACTCGTTCGGGTCTTGGAACGATGGTGCTTTTATACTTACGCATCAGCGCTGCATCCTGTTCGGTAATAACTTCTTTATCGACCATTCTCTTCAGTGTCTTGGAGAAGTCTATATTACCCTCTTCATCTACCACCTTGTCATCATAAGAACTGAACAGTTCAGTCAGCTCCTCGCTGCGAGACACTTCTTCATCTACCGCATCAAGTATTTCTTCTACCGTATCGGTTAGCTTACCTGACTCTTGCAGTTCAAGTACTGCCTTACGCTCTCCCATCATTTGAACCACCTCGGTATACTTGTCAAAGACAGCATCTGGAATCAGGGTGGGGTTGATGGCAAACAGCTTTTTAAGAAGTGGGCTTAGTGTTTGTGAAACACCAATCTTTGTCTGTGCGTTCTTCCTTGCTGTTGGTAACATCTTGTTGATGGCAGCAATCTGTTCAGCGTAGTTAGCGTTTTGGAATACACGTGACATATACTGAACGAATCTTTCTATAGATCGTGGGTCAAGCATATTGACACCGCCAAACTTTCTTAGCACTGCTGTCATTTGGTTGATGGTGATACGACCACCATCAGCCATCTCTTTTAAATATTTGGTAAGGGCATCGCTTGTCTTTTTCCATCTAACCTTAACGCTCTTAGCACCTTTTTCAAAGTCTGAGATTTGCTTTACCATCAAGTCATAGTCAGACATTGTAATCATCTTGACATCCTTGAGCTCACCAAATAGCTTCTCAGGCTTTGGCGCAGGCTTCTCGCGCTTACCAAACATCTTACGCACATCACGAACCATTTGCTCACGCTGCGTATCTGAGGCTGTCTCGTACACTCTTGATCCCTGTAAGTAAGCAATGGCATTGTCCATCACCTGCACTTCCTCTACACCACGCTCTCTTGACTTCTCAATAACACCTTCGAGCTCACCAATCATACGGTTGTAGCCGGGCAGTTCCATTTCGCTCACCCCTTCAGGCTTTGCTTGAATGACACGCTGCTGAGCTAGCATATTGATAGCATCGGTTACATCCTTTTCAGTTACATTATTTTTCTCGGCAGCTCTCTTGATAGCTTCCTGTAGTGTGATACCTGTCTTTACAAGCGCTTTCACCGTTTTGATGATGGCTTTCATAACAGGTATGGTGATATTCATACCGGCTGTCTCACGACCAAACTTGGTTAAATCGGCATCAGCTTTATCCAAAAAGTCAAGTACCTTTTGTAAGACAGTGGCATCCTTGGTGTCTGCTGTCATTAGCTGTTCTGACCTCGTGGAAAGTAGGTTGTCAAAAACTCTTACGACATCGGGGGTTAGTTCAATATCTATGCTGCTACCCTTGATTGATTTGTAGATATTGGTTAGCCAATCTCTTAATTTTTGGAACACATTATTGAGGGCTTTGCTTGGAGCTTTACCCGTAAGCAAGTACTTCTCAAATCCTCTTGCCCATTTTTCTTCAGCAGAACGAGACCATTGATTGTCTACTACACCTGCCCACTTCTTTGCGGTCTCATAGTCTTTTGCAAACCTTTCATCAACCATTGACAGTTGCTCAAGCACTCTACGACCAAGGTGCCCACTCATTTCGTGAGACAGGGTGGAGATATCAGCGCCATCAAAAAGGTAGATAGAAGCCTTGTTGTCGTTTGAAAAGTCAATAGCTCCTTTAATTTTACCTCCTTCTTCTTGGAAGGCAATAATTGGATTTGCTTTATCGCTTGCGGTGATGGCAGTTCTAAGCCACTTCTTGCCGTTGTTGTCTGTAACTTCAGTGACGTCAGGTCTCATCTTGCGCATCATCTGACCAAGCTCATCATATTTTTTGACAACGGTCATTTGATCATCATCAAGCTCTCCATCAAAGTTTGCCTCGTCTACATCGCTTTCATACTCTGATGGCTGCCCAAGTCTTTCAGTGCCTGTTCTTCCGTCAATAGCATAAGCAGTATCACCATCTTGATATACATCATCAGCCCAACTTATCAAATCACGAACTTCAAGGTCATCGTAATAGCTTGACACATAGTCTCTGACACCACTTTCAATATCACTCCAAGCAACTGTTTCTTCTTCGGGATTATTTTCAAAGTATTCTTTAAGTTGTGTGAGCACTTCTTCAGACAAAAATTCATATGTTTGATACGCCTCAACATCTTCTTTTGTTATAGAGTTAATGCTATCAAACTGACGACCAAGGTCATATTCCAACTCATCCATTCTATTGTTAGTCTCATCAACCCTAACATCTTCTATATCATATATCTGCACATCATCTCTCCGAGCAACTGTTATTGAGAAGTCTGTGGAGTCAACTACAATCATCTCAGTGCCTCCGTAATCAATTATATCACCCGGCTCAAGACCTCCTTCACTACCTTGTATGATATCATAGGGTGCTCTTCCATTTGCACTAACGTATCCTTCAATGGTTGCAATGGTGAATGGTGTAGGGAACCACAGTTCAGTAGCTCCTTTTTCTGCAGCGTGCTTAAGGGCTTCTCTGAAAAGGCGTAGTTCGTGCACCTTCTGAGAGGCAACGAACTGTCTTACCATTAGATTACCCGCTTCTGACTTTTTAATCTCCTCTATTCTTTTTGCTATATATTTATTCTCTTCAGCTTTTAGGGCACTTCTTTTTGTCTCGTATTCATCCTTTATTGCCCTTCTTTTATCTGCAATCTCTTCATCTGAAATAGCTAACCTTCTTGCCACTTCAGCAACAGCTATATTTTCTTTATTTTCTTCTAGTGTATAACCTGCCGGAGGAGTATATGAACGGTCGTAAGATGCCGAATAAAGAATATCTTTAGGGTTATCTTTAACAAAAGATGTTACTTGTAAATCACCATTTGCGTTTACAAAAATATCGGTAGCAATATTTAATTCATTTTTTAATATCTCCCTATACTCATTGTCAAGCTTAACCCTAAAGTTTTTATTGACATACTCGTCAACTTCTTCTTGAGGTATTCTTGATGCGTATAAATCGTTGGCTTTATTCTTTTGGAAGTAATCGCTTTGCAGCTCTGCTAAAGTATATACGCCTGTGTTTTGATTATACCAATTACGGATATGACCAAACAAACCTTTGTTAATCTCCTTTTCAGTTATGGCGTTTCTATCGCTAACCCACTTTTCTACATCAGCAATAGGACCAGCAGTACCAATATACTGCGCCATTTCTGTTTGGCTTGTACCTGCAGGCATATTAGCATCAATAGCTACGTACTGCTCAGTGTTAGGTATTTGTCTTATACTCCAAGTAGTAGGAGTGAGGTTGCTCTTAACAAAGTCGCTTCTGAAGTGACCGTACTGACCGTGGTCAATTGGGCTGTTGAATATAACGGTCTGAGATCTACCATAGTTTTGGTTATCACCCAAGTTATCCATACCATAAGAAGCGTAAGTAGTAGTATCGATGCGCTCGAGCTTCATTAACTGCGTCTCTACATCATCTCTAAACTCATCAAATGGTATTCTCTTTTGACCTTTGTATTTATCGTAGTCAAGAACTGTAGCAACAATATCTTTTTCGATCTGCTTGCCACGAGACTTCATCAAGTCGCTAATAGATTGAGGAGCGACAGAGACTCCTTTCATTTTTTGAAACTCAGGCAGCTCAAATACGCCAAGCGTTACCCTGCTTATGGGTCTTTGTGGAACCTCTGTGTTTTGGAAAAGCGCACCACCCTTTTCTTTGATGGCTTGCACATCTCCTTCTTTTACATCGCTGATGAAAGTTTCGTAGAAGTTGTTTTGTCCTGTTGTCTCTTCCCACACCCGTGCCATCGCATCGGTCAGCTCCATCTGCGCATCAATTTCTTGCTGCGTTATTGCAGGTTGCCCTGTTTCTGCGGAGCGGAGAAGCCCTGCATTGGCGATTCTTTCAATGGAGCCTTTGACTTCTGCTCTTTTTGGAGAAGGTTGTACAGGGACTGCAAGTCCTGTTGGCTTAATTTCTGCTGCTTTTTGGGGTTGAACAATCCCGGGTTGGGGCTGTAACCTCTCAGTCGGTAAAGTTTCATATATCTTTTGTTCAATTGTTTTTGCTAATTGAGGCTCACGATACATCGTGTCCTTTATGGTAAAGTCTTTGTTATCCCCTTTGTTTTCTACAAATCCAAACCTTTTATAGAAGTCAGTCAGTCTTTCAACCGACTCACCGCCAAAGTCTATTGATGGCGTAAGAGTTACTTTTACTTTATTCTCATCAGCGTAGTTGACAATGTCCTCCATCACCTGCGTTCCAATTCCTGTACCACGCTGTCCTTCAGGTATTACAATTCTTGAAAGACTAAGGTTGCCCTTATCCAAACTACCTAACAAGTCCACTTGAACACCATATTTCTGCTCGAGCTGAGTAGAAAAATCAACAGGCTTTACTTTTTCTTGCGGGACACCTTCTTCGGTAATGACTTCAGGTTTTGCTTGGGGTTCTCCTTCCGCCAACGCTTCGCGATCTCCGGGTGTTGGCTGTACAGGTACTTGACCTGCTGCTTGCTCTTGAATGGCATCTTCTTGTATGGTTTTAATTTGTGAACGAATAGCAGCAGCCCTGTCTTTTCCTGACTGCGTTTTATTATTTTCAAATTTCTTTAGTTCTTTCTCAAGACTAACCAATTCATCTATGGTAGTGTCGTCAACATTAGGGTTAGCCTGTTCAACATCCTTTCTTATCTGACCTGTTACAACCTTGTCTTGTATCTGATTTGCATACCCCTTCTTATCGTTCTTAATATCAATATTTATCTTGCTAAGCTCATCAGGAGTAGCAGTTTGAATTATATCCTGAATGTCCGATTCGGGTCTAATCTCTCCATTGATTTTATATACAGGCTTTTTTAGAACCTCTGCACCCAAGTCAATGGCTGCCATTGGAACTTCTGCTATACCCTCCATCGCAATCTCTGCTACATCTAATGGTTGTCCAATAAGTGCACGAGATGCTGCCTCACCTACAGATCCGCCAACAGCTTCTATACCACCCGCTGCTGCTGCTGCGCTTTTTACTGCGCCCTTAGAAGCAAGCTTTGCGCCAACCTTACCCGCTATACCTGCTGTGTATCTATCAATTAAACCAATAGTAACACCTTTGGCAGCAGCTTTAACTCTCATTTTGTTTACAGCACCGGCATCACTAAGAACTTGTCTAACACCCTCTTCATTAAACTCTAATCCCTTCTCTTGCAGTTGCTCATTTAGCAGTTCAGAAAATGTAGCGCTTGTCTCAAGTGTTGCTGCAGATGCACCTATTGCCCAAGGAATTGATGCTATTGCAGCAGCTCCCGCACCCGGAGCGCCTCCTGCTACTGCACCCGTTCCTGCAAAACCCGCTACTACTGTACCAGCAGCAGCAGCAGAAACAGGATTCAAGCGAGCGCTTATAGATGAAGCTATATATTCAAAGGGGACAGACGGATTATTAGCTAATGCCTTTAAGAAACTAACTACAGTTTTACCACCCTCCTCATAAGTTCTTGTAAAGTTCCTCATCTCATCAGACTGTCCTGTCTTTTCAATGAGTTTTGCTGCAGCTATATATTTTTTTAAATCTTCAGAAGTAATACTATTTCCCTTAGCCATTACAATCGAAGTAGGCGCTGCCGAAGCCCCTTGCTTGTAACCAACATCTATTGCTCTTGCGAGGTCATCTATTTTATCACCTAAGCCCAATCCACCCAAAGGATTTAATGGGCTATCCATCATCTTCAGAGCTTCCCCAAATCTGCCTGTGAAATAAGGCTTTTCGGGTTCTGTAGATATGGGAGTCGGCTCCTCTTTCTTAGGAGCAGGACCAAGCATCTGTGGCTTTATACCTGTGGACTCAGCAACGGCACGCTCAATCTTTGGCGAGACCAAAGAACCAACTGCCGAAGGTGATACCGTATCGACTTTTTTTTTATCAGCAGCAAGCCCCATCAAGGACTTGTAGTCATCGATAGAGTCACCGTATCCGTTATTTTTAAATAGATTGTATGAGTCGGATAACGCCTGTGGGTTAGATGCAATTAACTTTTTAAAGTCTTCGATGGAGTCGGTATACCCATTCTTTACGAATAAGTTATATGAGTCTATTATTGCTTGTTCGTTCATCTTAGAATAAAGTTAATTATTATTGTTTATTATACTTACTCATACTTCCTCCCCCTTGCTGACCTGCATTTAAAGAGCCCTTCTTTATTAGGCTGTTTAAGTATAACAATTTATCCTCTTCTTTTTCACCGGGCACTTTAGTTAAAAGGAATGTTTGAATCTTTCCTACAGCATCAGGCTCGTCAAGGTATATAGTCTCAGACTCCTCACCGTTGGGGTTGACAACCTTGATGGCTTGACCACTAAATATATCAGCTTCTTTTACCGTAAATCCTAACTTGTTAAGATTTGGCGACAACGCTTTCACTGCTGCAGTTTCATCTGTCGGAACAGTGGTTATTGCAGATGCTACAAAGTCACCGTATACTTTATTTATATCTTTAGTTCCTGCACGACCGCCACTAACATTTGCCCAATCTACACCCTCTGTAGCAAATCTTTCATTCTTAAATTTTGAGAACTTGTTTCTATCTGTAACACCGTGTAGCTCTGTACCGGACGCTGCAAACTGATCTCCCGACACAGGCTTACCTTCTTTATCAACCAATTTAATAGTTCTATTCTTTGCAGCATCAGAGTATATCAGCTTGATATTTTTACCATCACTTACGTCAATATCAATCAATCCCTCTTTCAGTGCTTGAGGAGTACCAAGAAGTCCTTGCTTAGCTGTTTCTTTTGCATTGGTATCCTTACCGCTGTATATCTGCTGCCACAAAGCAAGTGCATCACCTTCTTGTTTTTTCTTTTGACCTGCTTCGTATTGCCATTGCTGCTGTTGTTCGGGACGTGGCTGTTGGAACGGCTGAAGCTCAGTCTTCTGCTCAAGCATACTGCGGAACTTATTCTTTGTATATTCTTGAGCTGTTTTAAACTGCTCCTTACCATTTGCATTAGCTTCAAAATTAGGCTGCAAAATACCATTCTGATAAGTCCATAAGATATAATGAGAACTTGTCTCAGCAAGTTTAGGATCAAGCGTAACCTGATATGGCTTATTAGTCTTTGGGTCTATTCCTCCTGTCCAATCAAATAGTATTGAAGAGACGTTAAATGGATTAGATAGCTTAGATGCTACAATCTTTTTTTCCGTTTCTATATAAGCGTCAACTGCTTGTTGTCCTTCTTGGCTAAGTCCCTTTTTTTGAGTAGGGTCAGTAACCTTGGTCATAAATCCTGTCTGAGTAGAGCTTCCTGTTTTACTTACAACTTCAGTAACAACGGGACCTAATAGTTTTGTCTCAGCATCAAGCTCTGTATTTAGGTCGTACTTATTAATCTTTTGCTTTATCCTATTGCGAAGCTGAGTAACTGTCATATAATTCTCGGGTCCTTCTGCAAGCGTCTTAACACCATCTTTACCCGTAACCATTTTGCCCACGCTAATACTTCCATCGGTAGGATTTATTAACGCCTTGGTATCTTTGATATTTCCAAACCCCTCAACCATTGCCATAAACTGCGCTTCAGATGCAGACGCCTCACTATTTTGCGCACGTTCCATTTTTATCTTATGCTCGTCTTGATATTCTTTTACAAGAGCAAATAAATTTTTAGTACCATCAAGATTGTTCTGATTAATTAGTGCATACTCTTTTGGCTTTAGCTGACCCTGTTTGAGTAGCTTTAAAATGTTTAATCTATAGGCTTGCATATCGCCCGCGTAGTCTGTTGTAAACTGATTTACAACATCAGATGTTCCTTGAGGTGCGTTCTCAAGTTCTTGACCAAACTTTCTTGACGCTTCATCAATCGCTGCTCTTTTTGTTTCACGATCGGTCTCTTGCTTTTTAAGCATATCGGTCAAGTCCTTTCCGACTTGAAACCAATCTATCTGATTGTTAGCCTGCCGTTCAGCGTATTTATAGTATGTTCTTCCCATTTTATTTTATCTTTTAAAACTCAGGTCCAATCATACCTTGTCCTGCCATAGGTTGAGTATATATTCCTGTTGGATTAAACTTCATTGATAACTGCTTAAGATAATCTGCATTTAAACCACCCATAAATGCAGCAAACGCTGTTGGATCCATAGCGCCTACACCTGCTAAGTTTCCAAACGTAGGTGTCTTTGCACCAAACTGTGCAAGCTGTTGTTGAAACTGTGCCTGACTAAGCCCTGCTTTCTCTGCTCCCTCTGCCAACTTGCCAAACTCGCGTGAGCTTTGTGTTTTTGCATATTCAGGCTGCATAGCACCAACTTGTGTGGCAAGACTTGATAAACCTTTTATTGCTTGTTGAGATGCTTGCTGCGCTCTTGTCTCTGCTTCTCTTGCTGCAACTTGCGCTCCGGCAGCCTGCTCAAGATCAAGGGCAACAGTTTTATCTCGAAGACTTGCATCTTCAGCGGCAACAAGTTTATCAAGCTGCTGCATCTCCTGCCCCATTTGTGTTGCAATATCACGCTGACCTTTTTGTGCTCCTAAAAATATCCTACCTGATGTTGGTGTAGCACCACGCTCACTTTCTCTTCCTGCCTCAATAGCTTGAGCAGCAGTTGAAGTGACTGCTTCACGAGCAAGTTCATAAGGTTCTTTTTGAATACCAAGTTGCTCGTAGAAGTTTACCTCAAGAGCCTTACGAGCATCAGTCATATACTTTTTGGCGTCAGCCTCAGCTTCACGCTGTAGTTTTTTTTGCTTTGATGCTTGTGCAAAAGAAGCTGCAGTTGTGCCCGCTGTTAATACCAAACCTGTTATTGCTGCCATATTACAATACTTTAATTAGTTCTCCTATGTATCCATCACCTTTCATATAACCTATTTCTTTGTAGGTCTCTACAAGGCTTGGATGTTTTATCAAAGCATAAGTATATTTATGCCCCGTATTTCTACAAATATTAGTCAGCGTACTAACTAATAATTTTATCGCTTCACTTCTCTCAGGTTTCTTTCTATACTCTTTGCTCGATATTATCCAATCAACCCACGCAACCTTTGAATTTGTGGTATATATAAACCCTGCACATATCGGTTCCTCACCATCATACACCATTATGCCTCCTTTGCCATCATCAGGGAGGAAATCCTTTTTTGGAGGAGTCCAACCCCAAGCGTTCCACCAACCCACTAATACAGAATCGTAGTCATTTTCGTTTAATGGTTGTACAATTAATGCCATCTATACAAAGATATTGAAAAATTAAGGATAACTTTTCATCACTTCTGACTCTACAGCAAAGAGTTCCACCTTGTTTGTACTGTTATTCTCAAGGGTGAAAACACAGTAGTGCCCAAGCACCCCGTGCGACTCAGCTACAGAGTTTTTGATAAACATTATGTACGGGTTCTGTATCCCCGGTATGGTTGCTCCCGGTATGGTCGTATCCACCGTAATCCTGTTAAGGTTGGATGGATAATTAACCTGAATATTGGTAACCTGACCAAACAACAAAGGAGCGTTATAGGTAGGCGGTAGGCTGTAGTAAAGGATATCGCCTATGCTTATGATGCTTCCTATTAAAATAGGGCTTGCACCAATGGCAAAGTTGACCTGTACGGCAGCCCCTGTTCCTGTAATCGTAGTGCTGCGACCTATACCATTTGTAGATCTAAGCGCATACTCAGAGGGTTGAGCAGGGATGGTGCCATCATTTCTCACAAAAGCATACCAAGACGCCTCCTTCTTTTCAAACCACGAATCATCCACAAAACCATCGTCTTGAATATCGGTTTGCATTGTGGCATCCCAAGGCGCATCCCCCTCCAAATTAATGGTTTTAAATAATTTATTCTCAAGGGGCGCATCGTTAAATACACTTGTAAGCTCAGAGTTGTATTGGGTGCCGTAAAAATTATTACGCAGTTCGTTCACATTATGGCGGTAAAGATTACCACCCTTAAAAGTATAGAAGTAGTTATTCATCCCAATCATCCAATCGGGCATAAAGGAGTAAAAGGACGCCCATCCTTGTACCCCTTCGCTATATGTAAGTGTGTTATTTGGCATCTATTAACATTGAATTGATGATGAAGAAACAATAAGACCATTTCCATCTAAATCCCAATTCTGAGTTGGCACAAACGCATATAGCTCTGTTACAGGAGATTGTAAGGCAGCATCCCAACAAAGCAAACATCCTGTTGTTAATACTGCACAGTCAGAATAAAGTGTCTTTGGATTTGTAGTTGCATCACCACAAGCACCTGATTCGTTTACATTGCTGACACCACTACCACTAAATGAGTATGATGGCGTGCAAGTAACACAGATGCCGGTAACGGTAGCAATAGGGTTTCCGTTTGTTACACTTACCTCAACACTATATCCGCCAAAGGACACGTGATAGGTGCCTGTTGCTGCTGCAGAAAATATTGCTCCGGTAAACGTAGTACAATCGCAGAACGTAGGGTCATCACCGGTAACCGTTCCTGAAGCCAAGAAGTCACAAGCATCTTCAGCAGCACCGCCAAAGCCTACTAAGAACTCATTGTTACAAGAAGGACACGACACCTGTGGAAGCAGCGCTCCTAACGCCTGCTCACGCACAATTGTTCCGTCAGAGTAGAAACCATCAGCCGCTACTGTAGTTAAGTTAGCATCATCATAAATTACAGAGGCTGAGCTCAGTGATGGTGCGTCTAAATAGAATGTTCCTTGTGTTGCCATTTCATTTTATTTTATAGTAGGCATCCGCAACAAGCGTCAAATGCGTCTACGTTTGAATAACAAAGTGATACCTCAGTTCCACAACCCGGGCAAGATTGCTGTGCTTGTAATACTCCTGCAATCTGCTGACGAACAAGTCCTCCCTGAGAATAGTATCCGTTAGGAGCTTGTGTGGTAAGCCCTGCATCAGTATAAATACTTACAGCAGAAGCAAGTGTATTACCACCGCCTAAGTAGTACCCCTGTGAAGTTGGACAATCGCAGCAGGAGTCTGATGCGTTTGTAGCAGCATAACACAATACCACATAAGGAGGTAAGCATCCACAGCAAGCATCACTTCCATCAATTTCTGAATAACATAAACTAAGCGGTAGTGAGTTTCTGTAATCCCATATTAAATATAAATACTGACCCACAGTTGGAACAGTAAATGAGCTCATATAAGTTGGAGCTGATCCTGTAATTGGGGTAGCCTGCGTAGAAGCAGCAAGCATTGCTGCAATATCTACAGGTGTATTTGCGTAAAGGGTATTAGTTCTTAAGTATCTGAACTTGTTGGTTGAAGAATTAAATATGAAGTTGTCGAAGTTAATCTTGTTGGAGATAATCTCCATCGTTGCTCCTGCAGGCGGGAACCCACCTGTGCCTGGGGCACCCGTAACATCATCATATCCCGAAACAACGGGACTCTGAGCAGAAGAACCGAATGTAATTAAGCTTGACTGAAGAGGAGAAACATAGTCGCCATCAGTATATCTGTATTCATTATGGATATACTTACCTGCGTCAGGATTACTTGTAAGACAAACTCTAAGTATAGTTATTTGGTCTACATACGGACAGCCTACATTGACCGTAACTGTTACATTGTCTATAGCTGTAATCGTAATTACGACTTCATTAATATTGTTGACATTCTTTTCTACAACTAAAGAACTTGATGCAGATACAATGCCTGAGCTTTCTGTTATATTGTTATACGTAGCCTCAACTTCAAACTCTGCAGTCGAAGAAGGGTCTACCGTGTAAGTAACGGTACTGTCTCCTACTACTGACCCTAAGTCTACGCAGTAAGTAGCTGTATCTCCTGCAGCAATTGTAAAGGTCTGACCTATTCCGCAAGCTAAACACTCTTGTGGCTGTGGTATCTCCTCCTCATTAGAGGATAGAACATACTCGTTCATATATGGGTCAAAGCCACCAAGCTTCTGTGTATTAAAAGATTCAATAAACTCATCTCTAAACCAAGTCCGCATACCATACTCTGATATCACTTTTAACTGATCAGAGCTGTATGAGTTGCCGACAAGTTGAAGGACAGCTCCACGCTTTACGTCAGTAAAGAATCTATAGTATCCCCATTGAACGTAGCTCTCGGGGTTGAAGCTGATACCATACTTCTCCACTCTTGCAATCTGCGTACCCAACACTTCAGGCACAGAGGTGATAGCACCACCGGCTGCAGCATCTGATAGCAAATTCTTACCTGCAAGTACGTATGAAATCTTATCTTCTTGGAGTACAAGCACGTCAGTCTCACGCCCATCCATCTTATAGATAGGACCAAAAGATACTTCTAAGTATTTATAATTAAGGAGTCCAAAGTTGAACTCATTAAGCTTGTTAACATTTGACTCAAAGTTATACACACCACTATATGTGATGTCGGCAAACCTATGCGTGCGTTTATAATCTTGTGCCGATACACCCGAAACTCTGTTGCCAAGGTTAAAGGTCTTACCAATAATTGAGTCACGAATCTTGTAACTCTCAGCACCATTACCAAAACTGAAGCAGTTAAAGAACTCCGTATTTACAATAGCCGGAGTATTTGTGCTAATATTTTGATTTTGTACGTTACCTAAATGGTTGCCATTTGCATCTATACCAAAAGAAAGTTCATTTTCAAAGAATACATCAGGTAAAGCATCGGCAGGTTCTGTTTCAAATATTATAGTGGTTTCAGCCCTAAATACCTCAATGTTAGCAGTAATCGAGGACCTGCGCTTCTCTCTTGAAAGTACCCCACCGCAACGAACAGTACCACTCATAATCAGCGTCAACTGATTATTAGCAGGGTTACGATAGAACCTATAGTAGTTAGTACATAAATCAGTTGGTATATCAATATTGCTTGATGCAAGTGTTGGTATATACACGTTATCAGCCTCGCAGTTATTGCCTCCAATATCTTGAACACCATCATTAAGTATCTGCGCTACATTATCACCATTGAACCAATCCTGCATATTGTCGTAGTTCGCAGAAGCAACCAATGTTTTTTGCAGAGTATAGATACGCTTTTCACAAGATGCACTTCCTGAACCCACGCCAAGACGTTGGAACTTAAGGTCAAGCTTGATACGACTACCGGCAGGAACAGTATAGTCAACCCAAGCTGAAGTAGCGGTATCAAACCTATTCATTGGGTAATTGAGGATTGGATACTCTCCTGCTTCATCCTGATCAACTTGCTCGGTACCCGGAGCTATAATAGAAAGCTCATTCTGTACAACAGCAAAGTTGTTAGGATTAATCTTCATATATACTCCTGAAGGAATAGGAACATTTACAGCAGGGTCAAGCTCGCTTGGTATCTCAATAAATCCTGCTTGCTTTGCTTCTTTCTCAAGTACTGTAGCATATACGCAAGTCTGCGTAGGACCACTCGTGTCAGCTTTTACAATCAGCCTATCTCCCTGCTCAATTTTACGAGCGTTCTCACCCTCAAGCAAGAAGTAAGCATTATTGCTTAGTGGGTCATTAAAAAATATGCTACTATAAATAGTGTCGTAATTCTCTTCATCGGGCTTGATAACAAACTTGTATCTCTTCGCCCAATATGGAGCTACTTGTGTAGGTGGTATTGTAACCTGAATAGAGTTTTTGGTATCAGAAGCCGAGCAAGGTACGTGTACCGTATTGTTGGGGCTTACAAGTGCTGTAGTAGAGCGACCATACTCATCCATATACACAATACCAATCTCATAACCTCTATTGCTATGCAAGCTCTTTGGTGAGTTAATCTTTTGATAGAAAGCCTCGGCAAAGCTAATTGAGTAGTATTCGTATACATTAAAAGTGGGGGTAGTTGTATTATCTACAAATCTCATTGCAGGCATAATAAATCCAATCACCGTACTTGCCGGTGAAGTAACTAAACCAATAGGCTGACCTGCAGCACTAATACCACTTTGATATTTTATAAGCGCATCCAAGTTGTTTGGAATAGCGCAGTTGATTTGATCCGTAAATGTCGTTCCGTTACAAGCGTTGGCAACAGTTTGAATATTTGCAACGGTACCTACCGCTTCTTGAAACTCAATGCTTGTAACCATCTCGTACACTGAACCGTATGTTGTGGGCAAAGAGAAAGAGAAAGTTGCAGCAACATTTTCAGTAGTCTCTGTAGGAGGTGGCGTATCTCCTGTAAAAGATTGATGGGTAAGACGAACCTCAAGGGTTATAGATGCACCTTCAATAAGGTCTAACCCAGCCAAGTCAATATTTACAATTGAGTTTGGTATTGTACCGCCATTACCAAAAAAGTATATACCCGAAGTTGTACTGTCGGGAACAGTAGAAGTATCAATTAATTCAGAAATTAAATTGGCTTCATACTCAAGCTTTACAGGAGCTGCATCAGCATCCAACATATTATACCCCTCAACGTAGTTGCCATACATCAAGCGGTTACCCATAATGGTTTGCGCTCTTGCAAGTAAAGGCACGTTATCGTATAGTCTAAGAAGCTCGGACTCAGGAAGGATAGTAAATATCTTACTGTTTGTAAACGTATAAGTGTAGTTGGTATTATCAGCAAGACCAAGATTTGCCTTGTCAAGCTTTTCAATTATTTTAATAATACTTGTGCCCGCTTCTTTAAATAAAAGGTCAATGCCTTTTACAAGCGGTCCCCCTGTATTATAAGTTACAATGGCTGTATTGTTCAGGTTTACCATTCCCTCATTAAGGAAGCTATTGATGCTGAACTCAAATGGGTTTGGTTGGAAAGCAGGAGCAGACCACTGAGAAGTGGCAGAATACTCTCCGTCTTCATAACGATAGCGATAGGCAAAACATATAAACCTATCTTGTAAAAAGTTGGATTGATCTCCTGTAGTTATAGGCTGTACTCCGGGAGCTTCAACAGGTGGTTTCTTTATGACAAGGATTGACTCCGCACTGAATTGGTCTATGTTGCCAATTGGATCTGCGTAGTTACGAGTAAAGTTGATAACTCTTGGAGGGTTGTAGTTATCCGTAAAAAATATCAACTTGTCAATTAGGTCAACCCCTGTGATTAAATATTGCGGATTAAAATTCAGAGTGGTATTTACACCATCTCCATCGTCAATACTAACTACGTGATAGGTTAGTATCCCTGTCAGCACATTAAAGGATACAATCATATCAAGCTTCCCTGTAGCGCCTACAGGAAATGCTGAGTCGTGAATAAACCAATAAAGCGTTTCATTAGCACTATCGTCAATAGCTCCAATACATTTTGCAGAGGAGCTAAGCGGAGTGCCATCAATATATTTTAAGGTAGTAAGCTGTATGTTTCCTTTTGTGTTCTCTACAACACCTATCTCAGACTGCTCCGTGGAGCCCATACGGATATTGAGTGCGTTGATGTACTCTCCGTTTGGAACAAGTCGCTCGTCTACGACCTTGTTCATTTTACCCGCTATGAAGTTCCTCGTGATGTTTGCCATATTATTTTAACCACTTGTCCATACCACGCAGGTTCATAAGAAGTCTGCCCGGATGAATGTTACTCATTCTTATTTTCGCATTACGAAGCAACGCTGCTTTTTCTTTACGAGCACGAGCAACAATGTACTCCTGTACACCAAGCTTTGAATTGAGTATCTCGTATTGAATGTATGCGTAAATATATTTCTCAAAAAGTTTGTTGATGCTAATGTTTGCGTCATTGCCATTCTCCATCCCATCAGAGATATACTCGAGAATAACAGACTGACCATACATATCAGAGTTGAAGTTTATCACTCCTAATCTTTGGTCAATCGCAAAAGTCGGATTAAAATTTGCAGTCTCTGTATTAAGACCATAGCGCTCACCAAGACTGTAATCAAAATACCATACCCCATCAAGGCACCAACCGTACTGACCGTTGTAGCGGCTTTGTGGGTTAAGGTAAATGCTTTTCTTAATACCTTCCAAACGCTGTAGGTCAATCTGCGAAAACTCGGGAGATAGCGCATTGCCTTCTTGGTCAAATAATATCTTTCCGGTTTGATCCTGCAAATAAGCAAGCGAGGATAGGATTTGAATATTCTCTGTAAGGGGTCTGAGGTATCCATCTTTGTATAGATTTACTCTCACCCAATTCACATAATCAGATGGGAGAATATAGCGAAGCGTATCGTCAACCGTAAGCTCTAATACTTTTATCTGCTTGAACGCATCATAGTTAAGTTCTTGCACAGCACGCTTGGCGTGAAATAATATCTTAAAACGCTCTTCATTATTTACAAGCGAGTGATTGCCGGCATACATCAACATAAAGTTGTTGACGATATCATACAGACTCACGTATTGATACGAGCCCCAATTGGCATCTGTGGGTTGGTTACCACCATTCTCGTAATATTGGTATTGACTGATGTATGCCATAATTATTGCGATTGTTTTTGTTCTTCAGCAGCACCAAATTGAACAGCAGCTATTTCACGAATAGACATTCCTGCATATTGAAGAATCTTTGTTACAAGTTTATACTCATCCTCAATTGGAACTTCAAAGTCTTGATAGTCTACTTGCGATTGGTCAAACACAGGCTCACCATTTGCAAGTGTAATATACGTCCACTTGGGGTCTTTGGGATATCTAAAATAGTTTGCGTCTACTTCATTAGGAAGGTTAATGGTTGATGGATACACAGTAAGAATACTACCTTCTTGCGTATATGCAGGATACTGCTCAGTAGGAGCAGTAAGATTAGAAGTAGTAAGCATTGTGATTTTTATATGCGTTAACTTTTCTGCTTCACCTTTAAATACTCTTGGGTTTACAGATGCGTCATAACACATCACCTTATTGATCATAAAATAGTCGAAGCCTGTAGTAGTAATAGACGGAAGATAGAATCTGTTTGTGGCAGGAGCAACCTGTGTAAGTGTTGAGGTAAGTGCAAAAAGTTCCATCGCCTCTTCAACTGCCTTTCGTGTATCTGCATAACCCGTTCCTGAAGTACGGAGATTCTCCATATTCAAGAGCTTATTATACTCAGAAAAATATTCTTCAAATACCTCGAGCTGTGCCTGTTTAGAAAACAGGTTGAAGTCTGATGGTGATATGTATCCGTAGTTATTCTTATTCAGAACAGACAGAACGGTATTTCTGACTGAATTTATCATTATAGTCTTTTTACAAATATAAACAAAAAAAAGAGGGTATAGAAATACCCCCTTTACCTAAACACTATGAAACCATTAACCTATGCTAAATTATTTTCAAGCATCTTAAGGGCGTCTATTCCCTCATCAGTTTTGAGGAACTCAGCCACGGTAAAATATGGGTCTTGACCAAAAGGTACGGTTAGCATCTTCTTCTTATTGGAGTTGGTGTTAAACCAAACCTCCTTCTGCCCGTTTCTAAAGGTCAAAAGTTTATTCTCAAAGAACACGTGTACATTGGACTGAAGCTTCAGCATCGGGTCGCCAAGGATATTTACGAACCCTCTTGGGTCTTTCTTGGCATAAACCAATACGTCACGCTTAAGCTCCGCTGTAGTGAATCTTGATGGGTCCTTACCAAAAAGCACCCTCGCTACTGTCTCAAGCTGCTCTACAGATAGCTGACGAGCTTGTACTAAAGCATCCACTTCAGCACTTAAGTTCTCAACCTCTTTAGCTGCATCCTTCTCAGTATCAACCTCTATGAATGTACGTCCATTAAGAGGATGATAATGTAGGAATTGTTGGAGTACCGGGTTATTCTTAGGAACCCGAAGAAACCCGTTCTCAAATATAATAGGTTCGACAATGGCATTTCCATCTTGCTCGTCCTCAAAAGGGGTCTTTTGATTAACGGCGTATCTGAGAGGCTTATTGATGTTGTTTTCTTCATCAAACCACAACAGAGGGAATCGTCTTGTATTACGAGAAGGGATAGTATAAGAAAGAGGAGCGGAATCTCCTTTAAGCTTGTAAATCCTGTCAGCAGGAACTAAATTCTTTTTCATTAGATTTTAATTTGATTAAATTTTAAAATAAGGGGGAGTGCTAGAAAGCACCCCACCCTCTATTGATTGCTTGCTTATGAGCCATAACGGAACAACACGAAGTTGTTAGCACCCAACGTACAAACGCAACGCTCAGAAAGGAAGTTAACCTCCATTGCATCGAGATCGCTTGTTTGAGCACCACCGGCAGAACCTGTAATCCAAGTCTTGTAACGGCGGTCTTCAGTCTCAGACGCTCTGTAACGAACGTGCAAGAATGGACGCTTAGCGTTCTTGCCAAGGATTTGGTCGTACACAGTTGTAGAACCGGCAGGAACCAAAAGACCTGTTACAGTGCCTGCAGCAGAAGCACCTGTTGGCAATCCACCACGCATAGTAGGATCGTTCAGGTATTTCCAATCAGACTTGTAGAAGTCATATCCACGGCGGAAGCCTGTGAATCCAAGATTCAAAGCCATATCCTTGTCATTGTCGAACAAACCATAAGAAGTACCATTGGCACCGTAGCTGTTCTGAGAAGCAAGCATATCGTCAATGTCAAAGCTGAAAGCGCGGTTTACGAAGATTACGTTCTCTTCGATTGCACCCTGCTTGTCAAGACGAGAGATGATGCTGTCAAAATCAACAAGAGTGGTTGGGTTACCACCGCCCCATACGTTACCACGGCTGTTAACAACGTAGAAGATACCTTCTGAACCTTTGTTACCGTAAGTTGGGTTTAATGCAGCGTTAGCAGCACCTGAACCTGACTCAGCAGGAACAGCCTCGATCATTGCAGTCTC